GAGTTTCTGACGGATAAGACAGGTAAGTATGAGTAGATCAGCACTCTATACTTCGGTAGGTCGCAATAACACCCCGATGTATCGTACGCTGAATCGAGCATTACGAGGGACTAATGGCATCTGTGATCATGGGAGCGATGTTCCTATCTTTGCAGATGCCCCGTTCTGTCTGATTCAGCCGATGACCATAGACCTCGGTCACCATATGGTGTTTGTTAAGGGTGTCTGTCCCAAGCGATTCGAAAGCGTCACGGTGCCGGTGAGATCAAACCAGGTTCCGGTGCTGAGGAAGGCTGCTGCGCTCAAATGTATTCAGAAGTTGGGTACGGATGGGCGAATTCGTTGGAGACCTGAAGACCATTGCGACCATGTCAATAGCATGATAATCAGTGGTCCGGTGAGGCGAGATAAGGAGCGGTATGGTGTTGATGGCAGGCTTATCCACCTCATTATGTGCCAGCGGTGTCGAACAATTGAGGAGATTGAGCTCTTTCCTCTGGATTTCGAGTATCTGTTTGAAGACAACTTTGCCAAACTTTTGGGGCAAAAATAGCTGTATATCTCAATATTTGTGCACATTTAGTTGTCACCAAACAAAACTATTCTCCTCCAGAGTGGAGGAGAAAGAGCTCTTATTCCTCCAGAGTGGAGGAGAATAAAAATCATTCTACACCAGAGTGGAGGAGAAAGGGGTCAAGAATGGCGGAATTGCAACGTTTTTGACCCCCTCTACCCTTAATTTCATTTTTACACTATTTTTAATTACTTTCAAAATATTTAAAAAAGAGTATAAAGATTCTAAAGTCAGTTGCAAAAAGTGATTTTTAACACTCCACTCTGGAGGAGAATAAAAAGGAGAATTTATGGCATATTTTACGCTGAATCCTCGTGAAAACAGCGCATACACGATTTTACGTCGAGAGATCATGGATTGTCGTTGTCCAGTAGACACACCAGTGGCTATCTGCATCCCAAACATCGATCCACGTGCTTTGAACCCAGATGAAGCGGAAGCATATCGTGAGCATCCCTTCATGATCAAAGCTCGATGCACTCGATGCAGAAAACGATACAACCAACTCATGCCCTTTGAGTATCTGCCATCGGTCACTACCAATGCTCGACGGTTAATACTCGAAGCCGTGCGCGATCGTGGTTGCGAACATGAGATCACGCACTTCTATATCTCAGATCCAATCGATGTTCAAGGCGAGCTACATTTCTTCCGACAAAGCAACCGCATAGTTCGTGAAGATGAACCTCGACGTCACTTGGTGTATTGCGACGCCTGTCGACATACCATCAAGCTATATCTTCCAGCAGAAGATCAAGTCATGTAAGGACCATCATGAAATTCAAAGAACCTATCGATGAGCAGCCTATTCGCATCATCGAGACCAATCACGTTTGCGATAACCTTCAAGCATTTGCTTTGTGGCTCGAACTGGACTACAACAAATGCCTACAAGACCTTCAGCAACAGAACGGTCGTAATCACATCATTGTTCAGGGCTGGCATATTGAACCAGCGGCAGGCGGTACTACTGGCCGTCGAAAGAAAGCAGTACGGATTACCAGTATCAGCAGCGGCATCTCAGATGAATACCCTTCACTCTACGAAGCCAGCGTGGTACTCGGTCTCTCTTTGGGAGAGCTCTATCTTGCCGTGCACAACAAAGGAGCATATGCTCTGTCCTTTAATGTTGAGTACATTTAAGAAATGTGCACAAATATTGTGCGATACATTGCCCATAATGAATAGATAGACTAAAATATGCCGTATTCTCGGCCTTTCTTTTTAGGAGTATTATGACTAGAGAGATACCATTCCAAGAAAGCTTGGTTAAGAGATTACGGGAAGAGATACCTGGATCCGTTATTGCGAAAGCTGATTCCGGATCCACTCAAGGTATTGGTGACATCATCATCTTGAACCGCAGCCACTTCGCTTCACTCGAAGTTAAACGGTCCAGGACAGCTCACCATCAACCCAACCAAGATTACTACGTTAACAAGTTTAACAATGAGGATGGTTGCGGCGCTTTCATTTATCCGGAGAATGAGGATGAGATCGTCGATCGAGTTAAGGCATATTTTAGACGTAAGGAGACGTCGTGTCATTCAGGTTCAACTCACACCCCGGCCTAAGCGGGGAACACGCCATGTTGAGCGCTTCGAAACATACTTGGCTCAGGTACTCAGATGAACACACCAAGGAAGTATATTTCAACAACCTCAACAAAATGCGTGGCACACAGCTTCATGCCTTCGCAGAGATGGCAAACAAGCTTGGCATTAAGATGCCTCGTACACACATGACCATCAATGAATTCATCAACGATGGCATTAACTATCAGATGCAGTCAGAAGTAGTGCTGTGGTATAACGCACTCTGCTTTGGCACTGCCGATCTTATCGGGTATGACGAAAAGAAGAAGCATCTCAAGATCTTTGATCTCAAGACCGGCTTCAAGGATGTCATCCACTTCGATCAGATTCATATCTATGCTGCATTGTTCTGTCTTGAGTATCACAAAGATCCATTGACGCTGACCTACGACTTCAGGTTCTATCAGAACGATGAGGTTCGTATCGAAGAAGATCCAGATCCAGAAGAAATCGCCACCATCATGGAAACCATCAAGCACCAAAGCCAGATGTACTATGACATGTATGATGAAGCGAAGCGCAACAGAGCAATCATGTGAAGGAAAGGACCGTTATGGCTGACGAGTTGTATTCGGTTCAATCCGATGATGACTACCTTGAGCATATTGGTAAACCTCATGCTGGAGGCACACCACACTCAGGTCGTTACAAATGGGGTAGTGGCGAGAAATGGGATGGGAAAGATCCCGAAACCGCTAGCCATGATCTCCTTGGTCAAGTAGCTCAGCTCAAGGCATCGGGTATTACCAACTCGACCGAAATAGCTCGAGCGCTGAACATGACCTCAACAGAATACCGAGCTCGCTTCTCTGTTGCATACAACGAGGCTCGTAATGCCAGTATCAGTAAGGCCACTCGCTTGAAAGAGCAGGGTTGGTCCAATACTGCTATTGGTCGTGAACTAGGAGTTCCTGAACCTACAGTTCGTGGCTGGCTTAAGCCTGGTGCTGAAGCTAAACATGATGCTGCATCGATTGTTGCTGACCAGTTGAGAGTCACCATTCCTAAAGATGGTGCTGCCGATATTGGTAAAGACATGGAACTCTACTTTGGGGTATCACCAGATAAACTCAAAGTTGCTACGCAGATGCTCAAAGATGAAGGCTATGAAGTCAAATACATCTATGAGAATCAGCTAGGAACTAAAGCAGGACAGAAGACCACTATTAAGGTCCTTTGTGCTCCAGGAGTTGACGTCAAGGGTGAAAAAGGTCTATACGCTAACCGCGATAAGATCGTGAGCATTGCTCAGCCTTCAGATAACGCAGGTCGCCATGACTCATTGGCTGTGAAACCACCAGTATCGGTGAAGAGCAGTCGAGTCAAGGTGGTCTATGCTGATGAGGTTTGGGCAGGAGCTAAAGGTGTAGAACGAGATGGCACCATGATGATCAATCCTAATGCGATTGATCTTCGTTTGCCTCCTGGTGTACACTATGCTCAGGTTCGTATTGCTGTAGATGGTACGCATTACCTTAAGGGTATGGCCGTTTATGGTGATCCGAAGAAGTTCCCCAAAGGTGTAGACATTGCGTTCAACACCAACAAGCATAAAGATGTGAAGAAGATGGATGTCTTGAAGCCTATGGAAATAGACCAACAGACAGGGAATATTGATCCCAATAACCCCTTCAAAGCATCTATTAGCTTGCAGCCTTCGTTCATCAATCCCAAGACCGGCAAGAAACAACAATCACCCATCAACATCGTCAACAAAGAAGGCGATTGGGATGAGTGGTCGAAGAGTCTTGCATCACAGGTGTTGTCTAAACAGAGTACTACACTTGCTAAACGACAGTTGGATATGTCTCTCGATAAGAGTAGACTTGACTTCGCTGCCATTAGCAAGCTTACCAATCCTGTAGTTAAAGCCAAGCTTCTTAAAGAGTTCTCTGATGAGTGTGATTCAGCAGCCGTCTCATTGAAAGCAGCGGCTATGCCAGGGCAGAAGACGCATGTCATTCTTCCTGTTAACTCATTGAAGTCTACTGAGATCTATGCTCCTAACTATAAGTCTGGTACTCCTGTTGTTCTAGTCCGTTTCCCTCATGGTGGGACATTCGAAATGCCAGCCCTCAAGGTGAACAACCGTAACAAAGAGGGTATCTCCATCATTGGTAACAACTCCAAGGATGGTGTAGGTATCAATTCGAAGGTGGCAGAGATGCTATCAGGTGCTGACTTTGATGGCGATACAGTATTAGTTATTCCTAATACTCGTCGTGATGTGAGAACCTCGAAGCCTTTGGCAGGACTTAAGGACTTCAACCCCAGTGATCATTACTCCTTGCCTAAGAACATTGCTAAGAATGATCCTCGTCTGATCAAGCCTAAGACTAAGCAGACAGAGATGGGTAAGGTCAGTAACCTTATTACTGATATGACTCTGAAGGGTGCTACTACTCAAGATATTGAACGAGCAGTCAAGCATTCCATGGTTGTTATCGATTCAGAGAAGCATAAGCTAGACTATAAACAGTCCTATAAGGATAATGGTATAGAACAGCTGAAGCGTAAGTATCAGGGAGAGAATGAGAAGGGGCAACCAACTGGTGCATCTACTCTGATCTCTAGGGCTAAGGGTGTTGTCCGTGTTGATGAGCGTAAGCCTAGGCCTATGGCTGAGGGTGGTCCCATTAATAAACTGACTGGTGAACGAGTGTATGTACCTACTGGTGCTACATATCGTAAGGCCAAGAAGGATAAGAATGGGAACATAGTAGGGTATACCATAGCAAAGCGGTTGACTGAGACTACTAAACTAGGGGAAGCTAAGGATGCATATAGCCTATCCTCCGGTACTAGGATGGAATCAGTCTATGCTAACTACTCTAATGGGATGAAGGCCTTAGCTAACAGTGCCCGTAAGCAGTATGTTAATACCCCCACCTTCAAGGTTGATCTTGCGGCTAAGAAGAAGTATGAGGCCAACGTTCGGAAGATGGTAGCCGAGGTTAACAAGGCTAAGATGAACGCCCCCCTTGAACGCAAGGCTCAGCTCATCGCAAATCAAAGGGTACGTAGTATTAAAGATGCACACCCTGAGTATGACAAGGACGATCTCAAGAAGATTTCAAACCGGGAGCTTAAACGAGCCCGTACCATAATGGGCATTAAGAGGCAACAGGTTGAGATCACCGATCAAGATTGGGCTGCTATACAAGCACATGCTGTAAGTGCTAACAGACTGAATGACATACTTCAGTATGCTGATCCTGATAGGGTAAGAGAATTGGCAACACCCCGTGAGAAAGTAAAGATCCCTGCTTGGACAATTGGTCGAGCAAAGTCTCTATTGAATCAAGGCCTGACTAATCAGGAAGTAGCCGATGCTCTTGGTATCTCCGTATCTACATTGTCTTCCAACCTCAAAGGATAGTGATGTCTATGTTATCTCCTTTGGAAATGCTTGCTTTTGAGGACAAGATACTGCTTACTACCACAGACAATCCCTTTAACCCTTTCGTTGATTGGGATGCCTGGTATGCAGAAGACCTACGACTAGGCCATGATACATGTGGTCGTATTAGTAGGACTTATGTAGATACAGATGATATGTCTGATACTGATAGTGCAGTAGAGTATGCTAGAACTATACGAGAGATCTTTAGCTTAGATGCTGACAATCTCTATACTCTAGCTATTCGTCCTTCGTTCAGTACTAATGTTACATAGTTCAGTACTGTTCTACTAACTGTTCACATTACATTACAACAATCAATACCTCATTCACAATGAATGTAATAGCTAATACAATACATGAACAACTACACATGTTCGTGTCTTGTATGTTCAATAGTATCCATTGTCTATGTCATAGTACATACACATCACATACCATTGTGCATTGCTATTACATTGCATCATTATGTATTGTTCATGTTGTAATGTAATGTGATTCATTATGTAATCAATAACGAATCAATGTGAACGCTTCATTGACTCTTTCTTTTGCAATTTTTCGTAGTTTTTCTTAAGAATTTTTCAAACTTTCTGACAATTTTTGTATAATTTTATAACTTTTTACAAAATTTTTAGAAAATTTCTGAATTATTTCAAGATTTATATACAAAATATTGTAGTGAGAATCCCTTCCCACCCTGGATCGTTCAATTGGACAAGGGGGAGGGGGTCCGGCGAGAAAGACACCCCCTATGCATCGCCCAGGTCCTTGAAAAAACTCCGCGGGGATTTTTTGAAAAACGACTTTCACCTTGCTCGGCGGTGCAATTAACTAATAGAAAGTGGTGGCGTGATGCCAAAAGAAAAATTCTATAACTCACATCGTACTGAGACCGAGTCGAATCAGAACCCTGATCTATCAGTGTCGTGGGGAAACGATCAAGATCCACTTATTTCTGGTCAATTGGAATTGACTGATCGAGCATGTATTAATCGATTGATCAAAACTCTTCGTCGAATTCGTAATCAACAGTTCGGACGTGACCAATAATTTAATAGTCCCATGAAAAACTTTTCGTGGGGTTTCACGCGGGTGCGGTTACAAGCTTTGATAAACATATCCTCCGATTCATGAACCTGAAAAGGTGGAGGAATCTCCTTTCAAAGTCCCTGTATTCTCCACCGTACCCGTCTGAAACCTTGCGAAAACTTTACATAGCTTGGAGAAACTATGTCTAAAGTCTATGCCATATATTTGTAAAGGAGGTTGACGCAATGCCACGTGTAAAACGAGCAAAGCGAGAAGTTGTACCACCTCCTCTTGTACCGGCTTCGACGCCTGAAGGCCGTGAACAACAACTTACTGCTTTAGCGTATGACCTTGCCGAAGAACGAATGCGTAATGGCACCGCTTCCTCTGCTGAAGTCGTACATTTTTTGAAACTATCCACAGTGGAGTCTCGTCTTAAGGAAGAGAAACTTAAACACGAGACCGAACTCATGGCGGCAAAGACTGAATCTATCAAGAACGCTGAGTCTACTCGCGAGATGATGGAAGAAGCCATGCGTGCTATGAAACACTATAACGGCGCAGATAATTATTCGGAGGAGACCGATGATACTGAGTGATAGAACCATTCGAGACCTGTGTAAACATGAAGAACTGATCAGCCCTTTCAAACCAGAGAATGTTCAACCGGCAAGTTATGATCTCACACTGGGAATTCCAGTCGAGACCTTCCGCGGTCTGTCATTTCCTCGGGACCTTGTTCAAGGCAAACCACTTCGGGGCAAACTTGAAAAGATCGGTCTTGATGGTTACCGCATCGAGCCAGGCGAATTCTTGTTGGGTACCACTGTTGAACAGGTATGCATTCCTGAAAACATTGCAGCCCGATTCGAAGGTAAATCTACACTCGGTCGTTACGGCCTTTCCACTCACATTACCGCCGGCTTCATTGATCCTGGTTTCTGTGGGAAGATTACTCTGGAGATCAAGAACAACAACACGGTTCCCTTGATCATCCATCCACGCATGAAGATCGGTCAGATTTGTTTCATAACGATGGACGACTATGCTCAGGTGGCTTACGGTTCACCAGAACTTGGTTCGCACTATCAAGGTCAACAGACCGTTACCGGAGCACGAGTGTAACATGGATCGCACCTACGAAGGTCTTATGGAGTTGGAAACTTTTGAAGAGCGTTTTGAGTATCTCAAACTCGAAGGCAAACCTGGGTTTCCAACGTTTGGTCATGAGCGATGGATGAATCAGAAATTCTATCGCTCCGCTGAATGGCGTCACATTCGTAACTTCATCATTGCTCGAGATCAAGCGTTTGATTTGGGCGCTCGCGATCGACCCATTCCTGGGAAGATCATGATTCATCACATGGTGCCGCTGACTCCTGATGCTTTGACACATTCGGATGACACCGTGATGGATCCAAACTATTTGATCTCGTGTTCCATGCGTACACACAATGCTATTCACTATGGTGATGCTTCTCTAGTCGAATTGCCTACACAGCGTCGACCGAATGATACGGCACCCTGGCTACATTAGGAGTTCCTATGGTTGATGATACACCTGTTGAGAAAGAAGACTCGATTCTCAATACCATAAAAGACATGGTTGGCATCCCTGTTGATATTGCCGATTACGATACCCCAATCAAAGCAAGCATCAACAATGCCATCCTGATTCTTAGTCAGCTAGGCGTTGGAGATCCTTCAGGGTTCGTCGTAACTTCAGCAACACAGCAGTGGAGTGACTACATTACAGATAAGACACAGCTCGGCATGGTCCGAACGTATCTCTATCTGAAAACCAGTCTACAATTCGATCCACCGACAAATGCATTCTTGGTCACAGCACTTAAAGATCAGATTACAGAATTGGAGTATCGACTCAACTGTAACGCGGAAGGAGATTTCCATGAGTAACAACTTTGTTGCCGTCGAAGAAGCAACACAAGGTATTGATGACTTCCTGGAACACTGGGGAGTACGTGGCATGAAGTGGGGACGACGAAAGTCTACTTCTTCGGCATCGAGTAAATCTTCCACTGCCGAGCACGAGTCTGCCGATTCAAAGAACGCAAAATCTTTGAAAAGCAAGAAGATGAAGTCAATGTCCAATGACGATCTTCAGAAACTCACCAAGCGCATGCAGCTTGAGCAGCAGTATAAGCAACTCAGCGCTCAGCAAAAAGCCAGTAATGAGAACAAGGGTCGTAAGTTTGCTAAAGAAGTTCTCGGGAATGTAGGAAAGCAAGTTGCTACCGAGTATACCAAACGTATTGCTATGACGCTCATTGAAGAGCAACTCAAATCTCGAGGATCAAAGTTTGCTAAGTCTGCGAGTAACACGACCAAGGATTAAATCATGACACTTTCGAATACTGATGTCCCAAAGTATTACGCAGAGTTTCGTGAGAAGGTTGTTCAAGGCGAGATTCCTATTTGCCACGAGATTGAAATGGAGATGAACCGCATTGATGCCCTTATTGCCAATCCAGGCATATATTGCGACAATGATGCGGTTGAAGGTTGGATCGATTTCTGTGAAAACGAATTGACCCTAACCGATGGTTCTCCTTTGCATCTCTTGGACTCCTTTAAACTCTGGGGAGAACAGGTGTATGCTTGGTATTACTTTGTTGATCGTAGTGTCTACGTCCCTGATAAAACGGGTGGTGGCGGACATTACATTAATAAGCGTATCAAGAAGCGATTGACTACAAAACAGTACTTAATCGTCTCTCGAGGCAATGCCAAGAGTTTGTATGGTACCTGTCATCATGCTTTCCGTCAAATGACGAACATGTCAACAGGAACACAGATCACCACTGCGCCAACCATGAAGCAGGCCGACGAGATCATGTCACCATACAAGACAGCCATTGTTAAAGCCCGCGGGCCATTAATGAAGTTCTACACACAAGGTCGTCTCCCAGGTCAATCTGGCGGCAATCGAGATAATCAGGTGAAATTGGCATCAACCAAGAAGGGCATCGAGAACTTCATCTCAAACACCCTTTTGGAAGTTCGACCAATGTCTATCGACAAACTTCAGGGTCTTCGTATCACTCTAGCAACCGTTGATGAATGGCTTTCTGGTGATATTCGTGAAGATGTCATTACAGCGCTGGAACAGGGTTCTTCAAAAGAGCAAGGTCCAGCAACAGATAATGACTATCTGATTGTCGCTATGAGTTCTGAAGGTACCGTTCGTAATTCGGCCGGCGATAACATGAAAACCGAACTCATGAAGATCCTTAAAGGTGAAACCCCTGCTCCATACACCTCGATATTCTATTACAAGCAAGATGATCTTGATGAATTGAATCATCCTGAGACTTGGATGAAGTCAAATCCTAATGTAGGCATCACTGTAGCATATGACACACTGCAGCGAGACCTGGAAAAGGCTGAGACCAACTCCATTGCACGTAACGATATTCTGGCCAAACGTTTCGGCATTCCAATGGAAGGGCACACGTTCTTCTTTACGTATGGTGAAACACTGCTGCATCAACGCCGTGATTTCTGGCAAATGCCTTGCGCTATGGGCGCTGATCTTTCTCAAGGTGACGATTTCTGTGCCTTTACATTCATGTTCCCACTTCGTGGTGAAGCCTTTGGCGTGAAAACCAGGAACTATATTTCTGAATACACGCTTTCTAAGCTTCCTACCGCAACTCGTGGTCTATATGAGAAGTTCATGCAAGAAGGTTCATTGCATGTTATGGGCGGAACTGTTCTCGATCTCGAACGAGTATATGATGATTTGTATCAGTATATTATCGAGTCCGATTACGATGTTCGCTGCTTTGGCTACGATCCATATCAGGCTAAATCGTTCGTTGAGCGATGGAGTCAAGATAATGGTGAATACGGCATCGTCAAGGTGCCTCAGGGTGCTAAAACCGAATCCGTTCCTCTCGGAGAACTCAAGAAACTTGCAGAACAGCGAAAGCTGATATTTGATGAAGAGATGATGAAGTTTACTATGGGTAACTGTATCATTGACGTTGATAATAATGGCAATCGCAAACTGTATAAGGCTAAGCGACAAGACAAAATTGATGGTGTAGCAGCCATGATGGACGCCTTCATTGCTTACAAGATGAATCGAGATTCTTTTGAATAGAAAGGAGGTAACGATGTGGGTAACGCCCTAGTAAGTTTGAAGACAGCATTCAATAGCTTGGCCGCGCCACGTAGACAGTTCGATACGCAGCTTGGCAGAAGTTATGGTTCGGATCCTGAACGCATTTATATGAGCGGTGGAAACGAACGATCGTTTGTATCTGCGCTGTATAATCGTATTGCCATCGATGTTGCCGCATTGAACATTTATCATTGCAAAACATCTGAAACGGATGGTCAATACGTCGGACAACAGAATTCGAATTTGAATTACTGTCTTACTGTTGCAGCCAACATCGATCAAACACCGCGTGCTTTCTTCCAAGATCTCGTGATGACCATGTTCGATGAGGGTACTGCAGTAATTGTCCCAGTAGATACTACGGTCAATCCTGACGAAGTAGGTCCAGGAGCATTTGACGTCATGTCTATGCGAGTAGGCCGTATTCGGAAATGGTATCCACGACACGTTGAAGTCGAACTTTATAATGATCGTATTGGCGAACGCCAGACCATCACCATAGAGAAAGACCGAGTGGCCATAGTACAAAACCCTTTGTACTCGGTGATGAACGAACCAAACTCGGTATTGCAGAGATTGATTCGAACGTTGAATCTTCTTGACGACATTGACCAGCAGTCAGCTTCTGGAAAGATGGATTTGATTATCCAGCTTCCATACAGTACACAGATGGAAGCACGTCAGAAAGAAGCCGAACGTCGTCGAGCAATGATTGAAGAGCAGTTGACCAACTCGAAGTATGGCATCGCTTATGCTGATGTCAATGAGAAGGTCACACAGCTCAATCGACCGGTTGAAAACAATCTCATGGAACGAGTCAAGTACCTCACCACTCAGGTGTATGGTCAGCTTGGCTTGTCTGAAGAGATTGCCAATGGTGGAGGCTCCGAAGAAGAGCAGATCAACTATTTCAATCGAACTGTTGAGCCAATTATCTCGGCGATTTGCGCGTCCATGCGTCGATCGTTCCTCACTAAGACTGCTATGTCCCAGCATCAAGACATCAAGTTCTTCCGTGATCCATTCCGCTTGGTTCCGGTTGACAAGCTTGCCGAGATCGCTGACAAGTTTACTCGAAACGAAATCATGACGTCGAATGAATTCCGTTCTATCGTTGGCCTATCAAAGGTTGATGATCCAGCTGCTGATGAGCTTCGTAACAAGAATCTCAACAAGGCTGACTCGGGATCAGATTCATCTGGCTCTGGTGTCGTCGACAGTAATGTTCAAAATGGCAAGGAATCTGTATCAAAGGCTCCTACCAGTAAAGAATTGACAATTCGACAAGCTATTCCGGCTGTTGAATCGCCATCAACTACAACGAGAAAGGAGTAACCGTTATGAAGAAAAGTGATTTCAGTGGATACGCATCCAAGAGTAATGTACGTTGTACCGATGGACGAACAATCTTGCCCAATGCTTTTGCAGGACAAGACGGTCAGCAGGTTCCACTGGTATTTCAGCATGATCATACGAGTACTAGCAAGGTCCTTGGCCACGCCGTTCTCGAAAACCGAGCTGATGGACTTTACTGCTACGGATACTTTAATAGCACTCCTGCTGGAAAAGAAGCAAAAGAGATTGTTCGCCACGGCGACATGAACTCGCTCTCCGTCTATGCCAACCACTTGCAGTCTGATCCTCAGACAGGCAAGATTGTACAACATGGACAGATTCGTGAGGTCAGTCTGGTCTTTGCGCCAGCCAATCCTGAAGCAGTCATCGAGAACGCAGCTATCCAGCATGGTGATGGTTACGAAGAATTGATCGATGAAGCCGTTATTCAATTCGGCGATAAGCTGGAACACGGCATTGATCTTGAGGAGGAAGTATTGGCTCAAAGCGAAAAAGAAGACCAGGAAGAGGATGAATCAGCAAATGAGGAAGCATCTGTCGATGACGTTATGCATTCTCTGACGCCTATTCAGGCTCAAGTAGTCTACACACTGCTCAATCTTGCAAAAGCTGGCAAGACCGAAGACCTCGAACACAGCGATAAGGACGACAAAAAGTCTGATGCCGATTCGGCTGATGATAAGTCCGACGCTGAGTCAAAGTCCAAGGGAGAGGATGATAAGCCTTCTGATGAATCCAAGTCCGATGACAAGGAAGCATCAGAAAAGAAGACTGATGACGATAACGAATCGGCTAAGTCTGACCAAAAGAAACAGGACGACAAATCTGATTCCAAAGAAGAGGATGCGAAGTCAAAGGAAACGGACGAGAAGTCCAAGAAACAAGATTCCGAATTGAAACATTCGGAAAGAGGAGTTGACATGGGAAATACAAACAATGTCTTCGAAAAGAATGGTCAGGCCGCCGAGGCAGAAGGCGAGTTCCTTTCTCACGAAGATCAGAAGGCCTTCTTGGCCGCTGCAGAGAAGGATCCTTCGGGATCGTTCCAGCGTTATGCTATGCAGCACGCGCAGGACTACGGCATCAAGAACATTGATGTTCTGTTCCCTGACGCCAAGGCCGTGCAGAACGAGCCTGATCTCTACAAGCGCGACACCGCGTGGGTTGCCAGTGTTCTTGGAAACACTCACCACACCCCGTTCTCTCGTATCAAGTCGACTTATGTTGACATCACCGAGGACGATGCACGAGCAAAGGGCTTTACCCTGGATCGTGACAACAACCACCGCAAGCTCGATGAGATTGTCAAGGCTGCGAAGCGTATTACTACGCCGACCACGGTCTACAAGAAGCAGAAGCTGGATCGCGATGATCAGCTCGACATCACCGATTTCGATGTTGTCAACTGGCTCATGGGTGAAATGCGTATCATGCTCGATGAGGAAATTGCACGCGCAATCCTGATCGGTGATGGCCGCAAGATCACTGATGAAACTCACATCAACACGGAATCCATCCGTCCTATCATTGGTGACGATGATCTGTACGTGGTGTACTCCGATGGCGCAGCCGAAGAGAAGCCGTCCGAGCTCGTGGATCGTATCCGCAAGAGCAAGGTTCAGTATCGTGGTTCCGGCACTCTGGTTGCCTACATGGCTCCTTCGCTTCATGCGGAGTTCGCTGTGCTTCGCGATCAGATTGGTCACCGCATGTACGAGACCGACCAGGCTCTGGCCTTCGAACTTGGCGTTTCTTCCATCCAGGAAGTTCCGCTGCTCGAAGGATTCAAGGACGCGGCTGGCAAACTGGTCAAGGCCGTGATCGTGGATCTTCGCGATTACAACACCGGTACCGATCGTGGAGGCGACATCACCTCATTCAGCGATTTCGATATCGATTACAACCAGAACAAGTACCTGCTTGAGACTCGTCTCTCGGGTGCTTTGACCAAGCCGAAGTCAGCCATCGTGGTTACTGCTGCCGTAGCAGCTGCCGTCGGCCAGGGCTGAGCCTAACTATGGAAGGTGCGAATAATGGCTAAATTCATTGGAGCCATCGGCTTTGCCGAACAGAAAGAAGTTGCTCCTGATGTTTATGAAGACGTGATTACTGAACGTAAGTACGTTGGAAACATTACTCGCAATACCGTTCGTTGGAACGAGGGATCCAACATCAATGATGAAATGCGTCTCGATCACGCAATTAGCATTGTCGCGGATCCCTACCTTTCCACCCACATCGCTAGCATTCGCTACATCACGTGGGAAGGGTCAAAATGGAAAGTAACCAGCAATCAGATCAATAGGCCTCGAATAGTTCTTCAGATCGGAGCGCAGTATCATGGCGCATGATCGTATAGAACTAGGAAAACTCCTTCGAACAGTTATGGCCGAGGCCTATGCCAAGGAGCTTGTGAAGAATCCTCATGCCGAGGACTATACGAACAATGTATACTTCCAAGCCCCTAGCCAACTGCAGTATCCATGTGTGATCTATGAACGGTCAAAGATGGATTCGCAGTTTGCTGATGACAATCCATACATCGTAAACAAACGATACACAATCACAGTAATTGACCGGAATCCAGATTCAATGATTCCAGACATTATTGCGCAGTTACCTCAGTGTATATCTGATAGGCACTTCGTGTCTACAAACTTGCATCATGACGTATTCATGATGTATTACTGAAAGGAATACCAATGGCAAAATTGGTTTGGGATCAAACTGGTGAGCACTACTACGAAACCGGTGTTGATCATGGCGTTCTGTACGTCTCCAAGGCTGATGGCTCCGGCTATGACAAGGGTGTTGCTTGGAACGGTTTGACGACCGTCACCGAGTCTCCCTCAGGAGCAGAAGCTACGGCCCAGTATGCCGACAACATCAAGTACCTGAACCTTCTGTCCGCAGAAGAGTTTGGTGCAACGGTTGAGGCCTTTACTTACCCGCCGGAGTTCGGACCTTGCGATGGTTCTGCAACTCTTGCGGTCGGTGTCGAGATTGGTCAGCAGTCTCGTCGCACCTTCGGTCTGTCATATCGTACCAAGCTTGGCAACGATACCGATGGCCAGGATCACGGCTACAAGCTGCATGTCATTTACGGCGCACAGGCCGCTCCGTCGGAGAAGGCTTACGCCACAGTGAATGATAGCCCCGAGGCTATCAACTTCAGCTGGGAGCTCACCACGACTCCTATCCAGGTTGAAGGTCACAAGCCCACCGCTTCGCTCACCATCGATTCGACCAAGGTCGACAAGGATAAGCTTGCTCTTCTGGAGAAGGCTCTCTATGGCGACACTGAGACCGAATCCAAGCTCCTCCTGCCTAACGAGATTGTCACCATTCTGGCAGCCTGAGCTGTTCCCAAGGCCGATTATGCCCAACAATAGTCGGCCTTGGTTCTGTATACTTGCGGCATGAGTTTTGCAACCTATAGCAAAGTCCTCACACTGACACCTCATGCCGCAACTTACTTTTTAAGGAGGAAGTAATGGCAAATGACGAAAAGACCGCGCCGGAAACGACGGTCGAAGAAGACGTTCAAATTCCTGATGATGCTCAGATCGCTCCGGGACCCGATCCAGAAGAGGACCAGTCCGCGGACGTCCCTCAAACTGCAGAGGTGATTGAATAATGGCAAGCATTCAACAGCAGGTACTGGCTCGTGCGGCCAGTCGTATCGGATACGTTGCATCCAACGATCCCAAACCAGGTTCAGAAGCAGGTCGCTACTGGACCGCAAGAGGTAAGGGAGCATGGCTCTCAGGACCTTCTAGATCCATTTGGTGGTGCATGCTTTTCGTGAGCATGTGCTTTGATGAAGTCGGTCAGATCGATGCCATTGGTGGTTTCAGCTACAATACTGATGTTACGCTCAATCGCAATCGTGGTCGACTCGTATCAATAGCCAATGCGCAACCCGGCGATGTCGTTATCTTCAATTGGAACGGCGGTGGCACCGATCACGTTGGCATTGTCGAGAAGAATCTTGGAGCCGGCGTGCTGCAGACCATCGAAGGCAATACGTCTTCTGGCGCAGTTGGTTCACAGAGTGCAGGAAACGGAGTATGGCGACGTCGTCGTTCTGGCTACATCGCTGGCATCATTCGTCCCGCATGGACTGGTGCGACACCAACGCCTTCTGGCAAGTTCAACATTCAGGTTGACGGCGAATGGGGAGACGAGACCACTCGAGCTCTGCAGATCATTCAAGGCACCAATCCCGATGGCAAGATCAGTGGCCAGACTCGAACCAAGTATACCACGCCAATTCACAGTGTGGAATTTGGTGGCGGCGGCAGTGATCTCATTGCCAGTATGTCAGCTGTGATGGGCATCACCAACGATCCTCGATACATTGGGCCAAGCTTCGTGTCCAAGTTCCTGGTTCGTCAGAATGGTGCAGTCGGCAACGGCGTCATTGACAATCCGTCAGACGCAGTCCGCACCATGCAGCGAAAGATCAATGAAACTGGCCGCTGGTAGGCCGTAATTATCGAAGGAGTGCTCAACGATGCTTACTATAGCACTTGCTGAGAAGGAAATGTACGATGAGGTTGAGAATCGATTCATTCAGGTCGACCCCATCGAAGTGCACCTTGAGCACTCCCTCGTCTCATTGTCAAAATGGGAAGCAAATTTTCACAAGCCCTTCATGAGTTCAGAACAGAAGACTACTGAAGAGACTATGGCATACATCAAGGACATGATCGTCGACGATCACATCCCTGAGCGATTTGATGAGTTGATTAGTGACGATAACATCAAACAGATTAACGCATACCTCAAAGATGAGCGCACTGCGACGATCATTCACCATCGACAGAATCGTAAAGGTCCAGGTCAGCATAAAACCATGACTTCAGAAGTCATCTATGCTGGCATGATTCTTCGTCGCATACCTATTGAGTTGGAAACATGGAACTTGAATAGGCTTATGAAACTGATGCAAGTTATCGACATTGAACAGAACCAAGCCAATGGTGGTAACAAGATGTCTCGAGCTCAGTCTGCAGCTTGGCAACGTCAAGAGAATGCTCGAAGACTTCAGCAATCGAAGAAATAGAGGTCATCATGATTCGTCTCACTTCATCCGGAGATTTTAGTAACCTTGAGAAGTTTCTGAAAAGTGCTTCGAATCGCGATTATCGACGAGTATTGGACACCTATGGCAAACGAGGTGTTGATGCTTTGTCCTCAGCAACTCCGTTTGATACCGGTAGAACCGCAAACAAATGGGACTATGAAATCCATGAGACTCGTGAGGGTTTCGAGTTGGTATGGACCAATAGCAATGTTAACGAAGGCGCTAACGTTGCTATCCTGATTCAATACGGACATGGCACCGGAACTGGTGGTTATGTTCGTGGATACGATTACATTAACCCTGCACTTCGACCAGTCTTTGACGGCATTGCAGATGACATTGTGAAGGCGGTGAACAGATGAGTAGTATTGATGAGAAGGTTGTCAAGGTTAGTATTGATGACGCTCAATTCCAAAAAGCCGTCGACTCGGTCATCAAAGCTCTTGCTGATCTGAAGAAGAGCCTTCAACTTGAAGACTCAACCAAGGGCTTTGACGATCTGAACAAGGCCGCTAACAAGGTTAAGTTCGATGGTATCGTTGACAATGCTTCTGATGTTGAGAAGTCCGTAAACAAGGCCACCACTGCTGCATCAGGTGACTTTGCTGATCTTGGAGCAGATGCTAGCAAGAGTCTCGATAAGATTGATCAAGCTGCCGGCAACATCGACCTTACTGAAATTGGATCTGCTGCTGAGAAGGAAAGTGGCAAAGTTCAGAATGCATCAGCTGATGCTAATGCTTCTATTGGTAAGATTGGTACCAACACCACTGGCCTCGAACAGGTTAGTGATGGTCTGGATCATATTACACAGTCTGCTGCAAATGTGGATCTTAGTCCAGTACAGAAGGCTTGTGCATCAGTAAATAATGGTATTGCATCCGTCGGGGAAACTGCGTCAAACGTCTTTGCCCGGATGGGTATGAATGTCGACACCAGCAGAATTACTGGTGCTGTCACTGCCATGCAGGGCGCTGTTGATCACTTCAGTACTTCGAACGTCGTTACACAGATTGATGGTGTCACAGCTAAGCTCAGTACCATGCAAATGGTTGGTGTCGCGGCACTGACTACGTTGATGAACAAGGCCATCGAGTTTGGTCAGAATTCTTTGCGTGGTATGACCGAGGGCATTCGTGGCGGTCTCAGTGAGTATGAGCTTCAGCTTGATTCTATTCAGACCATCTTGGCTAATACTGCTCGATACGGTACTACAGTTGATCAGGTCAATGCGTCACTCAGTAAGTTGAATACCTACGCCGATAAGACCATTTACTCATTCTCCGATATGACAAAGAATATCAGTTTGTTTACCAATGCTGGTATTCGAGTCGAAGATGCCACGAGTATGATCAAGGGCTTCTCTAATGAGGCTGCAGCTTCTGGTACCAATGCGACATCTGCTGCTGGTGCGGCCTATCAGTTGTCACAGGCATTGCAGACGGGTTCAATCAAGCTTATGGATTGGCGTTCACTCACGAACGTCGGCATGGGTAATAAGAACATGCAGGATGGCCTCATTCAGGTCGCCAATGCTATGGGCACTGTATCTAAAGCTGGTACGTCAACAGCAAAGATTCAGTCAGACTTCAATGAGACATTGACCAAGGGTTGGTTGACCTCTGACGTCATGTCAAACTACTTGAAGATCATGGCTGGTGATATGGATGATGCCGGCATGTCTGCCATTGGTCTGTCTAATGATCAGATCAATGCCTTCAAGCAAACCTCTGCCACTGCTCAGGATGCCGCCACGAAGACTAAGAGCTTCACGCAGTTGATTGATCAGTATCATGAGGCTATTGGTTCTGGTTGGTCCACTACCTGGCAGTATGTCTTTGGCGACTTTGAGGAAGCAAAAGAAGGCTGGAGCAGCGTTAACGACAAGCTCCAGAACATGGTCACCGCCAATTCCAATGCTCGTAATGCCATATTTAAGTCTTGGCATGACAAGGGTGGCACCAAAGAGATGTATGGTACCATCAATGATCTTATCGATGCGTGGCAATCATGGATTACTCCTATCAAGAAGGGCTTTGCTGAAGTATTCCAGGGTGGAGATACGGGAGCTATGCTGTTCTCCCTCACCCAGAAGCTTCATCAGTTTGCACAGTCACTGATTCTTGGTGGTGAAGGTGCTGACACACTGCAGAAGGCTGCTAAGGGTGTAGCGCTAGTTATTAAGGCACTCTTGGTCGTCTTGAAGTTGGCATTCACCATTCTCAAGGTAGTCTTCGAGGTTATCGCCTTTGGCGTCAAGATTATTGTCCAGTTGATAGCAGCAGTAGTTCGAGCAGCAGAAGCGGTCAAGAAGTTCGCTGTAGAAAGCGGATTCGTCGAGAAAGCAGTCCAAGCCTGGAATACAGCCTTTGAAACCTTTAAGAGCATCGTCAGCACCGTTACTGACTTCGTTCTTGCAGCACTGAATGGTCTGGGCATCGGTTTCAAAACCGGATTTAAGGACTATCCCAACATATTTGCTCTTGCTGGGGATGCTATCACTCAGTTCGGAAATTCTGTGCAAGAGTGTGGTCAGAAGTTCAATAAGGCCATTGTAGACAAGTTCGGTCCTGCTGCCAAGGTTACTAAAGAAGTAGCGACCAAGGTTGCTTCGGCGATTAAGTCTATGCAACCTGCTCTGGATTGGATTGGCGATAAACTCATCGCTTTGAAGAATCAGATCAAGCGATTCTTTGGTGATTTCAGTGGCGAAATAACGCTGAACAACATTCTGTCGATGTTTAACAGTGGTGTTGTTGCTGTATTGCTCCTGAATCTCAATAAGCTTGTCAAGGGATTCCTTAAAGCTGGTGACGAACTCAAGACTGACACCATCGCTGATGGCATTAAGAAGGTGCTTGGCTCGGTTACCGATAGCTTTAAGTCCTTCCAGGAGTCCATGAGTGTTGGTCGTCTGTTGATCATTGCAGGTGCTGTATCGCTCTTGACCTTCTCCTTGATTCAGCTCTCTAAGGTTGAACCCAAGAAGATTGCTGTCGGTCTTGGCGGTTTGGCATCGGTATTTACCATGTTGGTGGGATCTCTTGCAGGTCTATCCAAGATGGCGGCGATGACTAATGCCATGGGCAAGAACGTCTTCAACTTTGCAGCATTGAATCAAATGGCTGTTGCTATGGTTGGCATGGGTATTGCTATGTCGCTCATGTCCAAGGCTGCATATCGTTTGAAGGACATGGATCCTAAGCAGTTGGCTATTGTTGTAGCTGCTTTGGCAGGTATGTTGGTTTCACTTGCTGGTTCCTTGATGATGATAGGTAGTATCAAGCCTGGTCATATTAATGCTGTCGGCGCTAATATGACGAGTATTGGTATTGGCTTTATTGCTATATCCGCTGCTTTGCTTATTCTGGCAACAGCTATTGCGCGTATTGCCATGGTGAAACCAGAAGCTTTGGCTCGAACCATGAAGGCATTGGCTCAAGCATTTGTAGCAATTACCTTTGCCATGGGTGCTTTGGGTATGATGAAGCATTTCGGTGCTGATTACAACGGTATTGCCGCAAGTATTCTTGGTATATCCGCTGCAATTGCCATACTCTCTGTTGCTATCAAGAATCTCGGTGGCATGGAGTGGGATGACCTCAAGAAGGGTCTTGTCGGTATCACTGTAGGCCTGTTGGCCATGTCTTCAGCCCTAGTAGGCTTGGGCATGTTGCAGGGATTCGGTGGGAGCTATAATAAGACCGCTGCTTCTTTGATCGCTATGGCTGTAGCTATGAATCTCATGGTTATTCCGATTCGTACGCTCGGCAGCATGGACATGGCAAGCCTTGCTAAGGGTCTGGGATCGGTTATTATCCTGCTTGGAACCTTTGCTGCTGCTATGGCTCTCTTAGCTAAAGTCAATGGAAAGTTTGCTGGACTGATTAAGGTCTCGGCGTCGATATTAGCCTTTGCTGTAGCACTCAATGCCTTGGTTATACCTATCAAGGTCCTCGGTGGTATGGATGTTGGTTCGCTGACAAAGGGTCTGGCTGGTCTTGGCGCTTTGATGGCTGGTATGGTCGCTTCGTTTAGACTGATGCCGACAAAGAACATCAAGGACATGGCTGTAGGCATGATTGCCTTCGCTGCTGCCTTGAACCTCATGGTTATTCCATTGAGGATTCTTGGTGCCATGGACGGTAAGCAGTTGCTTTCCGCTATGGTGGGTCTGTACGGTGCTATTACCGCTATGGCTGTTGCAGCACGTCTCCTAGGTCCTGTGGCTTTGCAATTGACCGCAGTATCGAAGGCTATTGCAGTCTTTGGCCTCGGTATATTGGCATTGGGTGTTGGTGTAGCACTGTTCTCAGCGGGTGTTCTGGCTTTGGCTGGCTCCGCTTCCGCTGTGGGCACTATTATCACCACTATGCTGGATTCGTTGATTATGGCGATCCCGGCATTGATGAATTCCATTGCTAATGCTATTGATGGTGTCTTGAAGGTTATTGTCGCAGCATTGCCCAGTATTCTGGATAGTTTGAGCCAGATCGTCGAGCAACTCATCGAATTCCTGATTAAGGAAGCCCCAGCATTGGCTGAGGGTGCTCTGGTCATGATCGATGAAGTGCTGAAGAAGATTGCTAATCACGCTGATACCATTACCGATTCGCTAGTCGTGATATTGGTTGCTGCCTTGAACGCAGTAGCTAATCACGCTCCTGAAATTACTGCTGCCCTTGGCCGTGTTATGGGTGCTATATTCCAGGCAATCGCCGACGGCATCAATAACGCTGATCCAGGAAAGTTTGCTGGAATGATTCTCAGTATGGGCATGATGGCAGTACTCTTCAAGCTCATGGCGAAGATGAAGAAGGATGTTGTCGGGGCCTTGATGGTCGGCGGTTCTATATTGCTACTGATGACTGGCCTTGTCGGTGTCTTTGCGCTAATGTCTGCGCTCAAGATTGAGAATGTCTTGACTAATGCTGCTGGTATGGCATTGGTGATGGCCTCAATGACAGCAGTCTTTATGGTGATGTCTACTATGAAGAGTAAGGTCGCTGCTGCGCTGATTGTGGGCACAGCGATTAACGTGGTCTTGGCGGAATTGGCTTTGGTCTTTGGTTTGATGGAAGCCATGCATGTCAAGGATGTCTTGCCTACAGCGCTTGGTATGTCAGTCTTGTTGCTGGCTATATCTGGTGCTATGGCGATTCTGGCATTGATTCCTATGCCTGCTGCGTTGTCTGCTGTTGGTTCATTGGCCATATTCATTGCCGGGTTGGCTGCCATTATCTTGGCCGCTGGTGCCATTAAGCAAATTCCTGGTGTGGATTGGTTGATGGGCGAAGGCGCTGACATGCTTGCTAAGATCGGATCTGCCCTTGGTGGATTCGTTGGTAGCATAGTCAAGTCGGCACTCTCGACAGCTGCTCAAGCATTGCCTGATATTGGTACTGCACTGAGCGACTTCATGATCAACTTGAAGCCCTTCATTGATGGTGCGAAGACTATAGATGGTACGGTTGCTGCGGCAGTAGATACCATTGCTAATGTGGTACTCAAGCTCACCGCGTCGAGCCTTCTGGATGCTATTGCTGGTTTCATCAC